GTAATGGCCAAGAAGTTTCAAGAGATTGCCGAAGGGAAATGCAAGCGGTTGATTATCTGCATGCCGCCGCGCCATGCTATAATGTTGGACATGAAAATACCAACACTAAACGGATTCAAAACGATGGCCGACTTAAGAGTTGGAGATCTCGTGTTCGGTCCGGATGGAATGCCGATTAAAGTCATTGGCAAGTCAGAAGTATTCAAGGACAGAGATATTTATCGTGTTTGGACTGATGACGGCGCGTACATTGATGTTGATGGCGAGCACTTATGGACAGTTCGACTTGACCGTAAGTCCAAAAACTGGAATGACTACACAACTGAAGATCTTTGGCTTCGTCAGAATGGCTGGATGATCCGTCGCATGCCAAATGGCGAAATTCAGAGATATAAGCCATCAAAGCCAATCATTGACATACGTTTGCCAATGCTTCCAGAGGTTAATGCGGTTGAATATCAAGAGAAGAAGTTGATTGTAGATCCTTACGTTATGGGTCTGTGGCTTGGAGACGGTTCAAAGAATAGCGGTGTGATTACAAGCCACGACGATGATGCCTCGATTATTCGCCCTGAAATTGAGCGCAGAGGATATAAAACAACGGATCAATCGACCAAATTTACATTTGGCATCCTTAAGCTTCAGGTTAAGTTGCGAGAGGTTGGAGTTCTTGGCCGCAAATATATACCACTTGAATACATGCACAGCTCTCAGAAGCAAAGACGAGATCTACTAAAGGGGCTAATGGACGCAGATGGGAATGTATCAAAAGCTGGGCAGTGTTTTTTTGCGCAAAGCGACTACGAGTTCATTCTTCAAGTTGCTGAGCTAATACGAAGTCTCGGTATAAAAGCTAGCATCATTGAGTCAGAAGCAAAGATTGGAAATAAATCCTACGGCAAAACATGGAAAGTTTCGTTCTACGCTTCTGATGTATTCTTATTGCCAAGAAAAGAAAGTCGCACCTTAAAGAATAAAAGGCGATTTGGGCGCTACATTCGGATTGAAAAACTTGATAGATCTGGCGACACACAGTGCATCAAGGTTGACCGCGAGGATGGTTTATTCTTGGCTGGAGATGGGTATATCTGTACTCACAACACAAAATCGGAGTTCGGCTCGTACATGCTGCCATCATGGTTCCTAGGCAAGTTCCCGGACAAGAAGATCATCCAGTGTTCTAACACGGCAGAACTCGCTGTAGGCTTTGGCCGTAAGGTGCGTAACCTTGTTGACTCACCGCAGTACGCTAACACCTTCCCCGGGGTTCATCTCAGGCAGGATAGTAAGGCTGCCGGCCGGTGGGCTGTAAACAGAACCGGAGAATACTTCGCTATTGGTGTTGGCGGTACAGTTACCGGTAAAGGCGCCGATCTGCTTATTATTGATGACCCGCACTCAGAACAGGAAGCCAAGCTAGCGCTTACCAACCCAGAGGTGTTTGACTCTGTGTACGAATGGTACACATCCGGCCCGCGCCAGCGTCTGCAACCGGGCGGAGCCATCGTAGTGATTATGACTCGATGGAGCAAACGCGATCTCGTCGGCAAGATTTTGCAAGCCTCCGCAGAAAAGGATGGAAACGATGAATGGGAAATTATTGAGTTTCCGGCAATACTGCCGAGTGGAAATCCGCTATGGCCGCAGTTTTGGTCGCTGGAAGAGCTGGAAGCGCTTAGGTCTGAACTTCCGGCAAGTAAGTGGAACGCTCAGTATCAGCAAAGTCCTACTTCCGAAGAAGGCGCTATTGTTAAAAGAGAATGGTGGAAGATCTGGGAACCTGAAGATCCTCCTAGATGCGAGTTCGTGCTCCAAAGCTGGGATACGGCATTTACTAAAAATGAACGTTCCGACTATTCCGCATGCACAACGTGGGGTATTTTTTATCCAAATGAAAACCCAGAAGACCCAAACATCATCCTGCTTGACGCGTTCAAAAGGCGTATGGAGTTCCCTGAGCTCAAAGAGACGGCATACAAAACGTACATGGAGTGGGAGCCTGATTCGTTTATTATTGAAGCGAAGGCGTCCGGCGCCCCGCTCATATTTGAACTACGAGCAATGGGTATCCCGGTACAGGAATTCACGCCGAGTCGCGGCAATGACAAAATAGTTCGTATCAACTCTGTTGCGGATCTATTCGCTTCTGGTAAAGTATGGGCACCACCAACGCGATGGGCTGATGAATTGATCGAAGAGATGGCTTCCTTTCCGAATTCCGAACATGACGATTTGGTCGATAGCACCACACAGGCCCTCATTCGCTTCCGAAAAGGTGGATTTGTGCGATTGGCATCGGATGAGCCAGATGAGGTTAGGTATTTCAAGCAGCGACGCGGTAGATACTACTAAGGATTAGCCATGGAAAAAGGTTTATACGCAGCCCCTCTGGGGATTCAAGATGAAGTAGAGCCAGCAATCGAGATTGAGATTGCTGACGGCCCAGAGATCACAATGAACGAAGATGGGTCTGTGGATATTATCCTTGAGAGCGAAACCTCTGCAGAATCTGGATCGTTTGACGAGAACATCGCTGATATCCTCGACGAAGGCGCGTTGCAAAGCCTTGCTAGTGAGTTGATCGACCTAGTTGATCAAGATGTCAACAGCCGAAAAGAGTGGGCTGATACGTATGTCAAGGGTTTGGAAGTTCTTGGCCTGAAATACGAAGAGCGCACAGAGCCGTGGCAAGACGCATGCGGTGTTTACTCTACTGTTCTTGCAGAAGCAGCCATCCGATTCCAAGCAGAGTCCATGAGCGAGACATTCCCTGCCGCCGGCCCGGTGAAAACTGCAATCATCGGCATGATGTCCAAGGAAAAAGAGGACGCAGCGGCTCGTGTACGTGAGGATATGAACTATCAGCTCACGGAAAAGATGGTTGAATACCGTCCAGAACACGAAAGAATGCTGTATTCGCTCGGTTTAGCCGGTTCTGCGTTCAAAAAAGTGTACTTTGACCCGCATTTGGGCCGACAAGCCAGCATTTATATCCCTGCAGAAGACGTAATTGTGCCTTATGGCGCCTCTCATATCGAATCTGCCGAGCGCGTAACCCATATTATGCGCAAAACAGAGAACGAAGTGAGGCGTTTTCAAGCTTCCGGGTTCTACCGCGACATTGAATTGGGTGAGCCAGTAACTTTCCACACGGATATTGAGAAAAAGAAGGCAGAAGAAGGCGGCTGGTCTTTAACTCAGGATGACCGCTACGCAATTTACGAGATCCACGTAGATTGGTGCATTGAAGGAATTGACGATGAAGAAGATGACGACCTTCCTAAGCCGTATGTCATTACGATTGACAAGGGAACGAATGAAGTCTTGGCTATCCGCCGAAATTGGAACCCAGAAGACCCGCTTTACCTCAAGAGACAACACTTCGTCCACTATGTATACGTTCCAGGATTTGGATTCTATGGGCTGGGGCTCATTCATATTGTTGGCGGCTATGCTCGCGCTGGCACTTCTATCATTCGTCAGCTTGTTGATGCTGGAACTTTATCTAATCTACCCGGCGGTCTCAAGTCTCGTGGTCTAAGAACCAAGGGTGATGACACTCCTATCGCCCCGGGCGAGTTCCGTGACGTAGACGTGCCATCAGGAAGCATCAAAGACAACATAATGATGCTGCCGTACAAAGAACCGTCACAGGTTCTGCTTGCGCTGCTGCAGCAAATTACCGAAGAGGGTCGTCGCCTTGGCGCCATCTCGGATATGAACATCTCTGACATGTCGGCAAACGCCCCCGTGGGCACCACGCTGGCACTGCTGGAGCGCACTCTGAAGCCAATGGCTGCCGTACAGAGCCGTGTTCACTTTGCGATGAAGCAAGAGTTCAAACTCCTGAAAGTAATCATTGCTGATTACGCTCCGGAAGAATATGACTTCCTGCCGGACACTGGAGAGCGCAAGGCTCGCAAGTCTGACTATGCAATGGTAGATGTGATCCCTGTATCGGATCCAAACAGCTCTACCATGGCTCAGCGCGTTGTACAGTATCAAGCCGTGCTACAGATGGCCCAGCAAGCGCCGCAGATCTATGACCTGCCACAGCTTCATCGGCAAATGATTGAAGTCCTCGGAGTGAAAAATGCCGACAAGCTCGTACCAACTGCTGAAGACCAGAAACCGAAAGATCCGGTGTCTGAGAATATGTCAGCTCTGTCCGGTAAGCCTCTCCGCGCGTTTATCTATCAAGATCACCAAGCCCATATCGCCGTGCATCAGACGTTCATGCAAGACCCTGTGATCGCCGCCACCATTGGCCAGAACCCACAGGCTCAGCAGATCATGGCTTCGCTTCAGGCGCATATCTCGGAACACTTGGGCTTCCAGTACCGCAAGCAGATCGAAGACAAGCTCGGCGTTTCCCTGCCACCACCGGGAGAAGAGATGCCGGAAGACATGGAGAAAGCCCTGTCGCAGCTTATGGCAGATGCTGGCAAACAAGTTGCAGAGCAGCACGCTCAAGAACAGGCTCAACAACAAGCCCAGCAAGCGCAGCAAGATCCGCTTATGCAGCTCAAGCAACAAGAGCTCGCCGTCAAGCAGGCCGATGTTGATCGCAAAGCCCAGAAGGACGCTGCAGATATTGAGCTCGCCCGCGAGAAGATGGGGATCGAAAAGGTCAAAGCTACGGCACAATTCCAAAAGGACACCGCAGCTCTGGATCATCAGAACCAGCAAGCAGACAAGCGACTTGAGCTTGAGACTTTGAGAGAAATGATCAAGGCAAAACAATCACAGGGGAAGTAAATGACAACAACCGTCTTTGACGTGCTTAATCAAAAACTGGAGGAAGCTAAAATTTCCTCTATGCAATTTCTAGTGGATGGCGGAGCTAAAGACTTCGCCGGATACAAAGAAACGTGCGGCTTCCTTCGGGGTCTGGCTGCCGCTCAGCGTGAAATAAATGACCTTGCGAAAATCAACGAAGAGGAATGGGATGACTAATCCGCAAGAAGTACCTGTAACAGAAGAAGAGTTTGAGAATCAACTTCCAAAGCCGGCCGGATACCACATTCTTGTGGCGCTCCCAAAGGTAGAGGAATCGTATGAATCAGGCATCATCAAGGCAGACAAAGCCCTGCGTGAAGAATATATCCTAGCAACAATGGGTGTTGTTCTTGACATGGGTGATCAAGCCTATGCCGACAAAGAGCGTTTTCCAACCGGCCCGTGGTGCAAAGTGGGCGACTTTGTAATGTTCCGCCCAAACAGCGGCACACGTTTCAAGGTAAACGGACAGGAATTAAGGCTCTTGAATGATGACTCTGTTCAGGCAATCGTACCCGATCCACGCGGCGTGGTTCGTGCATAAGGAGAAGTAAATGGCTTTTGAAAAAGTAGAGTTCGAGTTCCCCGATCCCGAAGGTGGTAAGGAAGACTTCAAGATCGAAGTAGAAGGCAATAAGGCCGAGTTTGAGTCAGCTAATGCCGGCAAAAAAACTGAACCTGAAGTGGAAATCGAAGTGGTTGACGACACCCCTCCGAAAGACCGCAACCGCAAACCATCCGATCCTCCAGAAGAACTGAGCGATGACGAGCTAGAGAGCTACTCTGAGCGCGTTAAGAAGCGCATGCAGCACTTCAGCAAGGGCTATCACGATGAACGCCGCGCCAAAGAGGCTGCGTTGCGTGAGCGTCAAGAGCTTGAGGCTGTTGCCCGCCGTTTGGCCGAAGAGAACAACCAGCTCAAGGGTACGGTTAACAAGAATCAAGAAGCCTTGATCGAGCAAGCTAAACGAGTAGCGGCATCGGAGCTTGAAAAAGCTCAAAAGGTATTCAAGGATGCTTACGAGTCTGGCGACTCTGATAAGGTGCTGGCGGCTCAAGAAGAGCTGACTAATGCCAAACTCAAGATCGACAAGGTAAACAATTTTAAGCTTGCCCCTTTACAAGAGGAAGAAACAAGCGTACAAATTTCACAAATCGCCCCAAAAGCATCGGTGGATACCAAGGCTGAATCTTGGAGACAAGAAAATTCTTGGTTTGGAACCGATGATGAAATGACCAGCTTCGCTCTGGGGTTGCATCAGAAGCTAGTTAAAAACGGCGTTGATCCAACGTCGGATGAATACTACGAGAACATCAATTCTCGCATGCGCCAAGTCTTCCCAGAAAATTTCGAGGAAGCAGATCCGGAACCAAGGCAGGTTCGCAAGAGCAATGTCGTTGCCCCGGCAACACGCAGCGTAGCGCCTAAGAAAATCACGCTGACACAGACACAAGTTGCACTTGCTAAACGCTTGGGCCTCCCGCTAGAAGTTTACGCCAAACAGGTTGCAGAAGACATGAGGAAACAAAATGGCTGAAAATCGTACACCCCGCGAAATCCAATCCCGTGAAAAGACGGAACGCACTAAATCGTGGCAACGCCCCGAAGTCCTGCCAACGCCAAACCCGGAACCCGGATATAAATTTCACTGGATTCGTATTAGTACCCGTGGCGAATCAGACCCCATGAATGTTTCCACAAAACTTCGAGAAGGTTGGGAACCTGTCAAGGCTTCTGATCACCCTGAGATCTTTGTTGTTGGCGGCGAATCAGATCGCTTCAAGGACAACGTAATCATCGGTGGTTTGATGCTGTGCAAAGCCCCTGTCGAAATGTTTGATGAACGCAACAGCTATTACCAGCAGCACGCTGAAGCGCAAATCAACTCTGTCGATAACAATTTCATGCGCGAAAATGACCCACGTATGCCGCTCTTCAATGAGCGAAAGACAAAGGTTAGCTTCGGTAGAGGTTCTTAATTTTAAGGAGTTTAACAAATGGCTTATCCGACTGTTTCGGCCCCATATGGCCTGAAGCCGGTCAATTTGATCGGTGGTCAAGTGTTTGCCGGTGCGACGCGCCAAATCAAGATTGCTAGTGCTTATGCCACTAACATCTTTTATGGTGATGTTGTCCGTATCTCGTCTGACGGCGTAATCGTTAAAGAAACCGGTACTACGACTGTTTCTGCAACTGGCGTTGTTGGTGTTTTCTTGGGTTGCGCTTTCACGAGCCCTGTTACCAAGCAATTCCTGACG